CGTGGAGCGCTGGAGAAATCCGCGCACGGACTACAGCCCGAACTGCATCCAGGGTCCACGCCTGGCCAAGGCGATGCGGACCATCCAAGAGCGCTACGGCTGCACCTTCCTGTTTTGCAAGCCGGAGGAAGCGGCGGAAATGATAATTGATCTGCTGAGGTGAGGGACAAGTGGCAAAGGAAAGTTTTATTTTACACACAGACGCATGGCCTGCTATCAAACAGCTAACGCGAGAACAACGTGGAGATCTCTTCGCAGCAGTCATGTGCTATCAGCTTGAAGAAGAGCTTCCAGAGCTGGATCCAGTAACCTCTATGGCGTTCTCTTTCATGGCCGCGCAGATGGATCGGGACACGGAAAAGTATAACGCAACAGCGGAAAAACGTAGAGCGGCAGCGCAGGCTCGGTGGGAAGCAAATCAGAATGCAAACGCATGCAAAAGCATGCAAAACATGCAAATGCATAATTTGCACTATGATACTGATACTGTAAATGTAACTGTAACTGATACTGATACTGTAACTGATACTGATACTGTTACTGTATCACCTAAAGGTGATGTAGTTGTAGGCGCTACCGCGCGGACCACCACCACAACGCATCGGGCAGCTTTTAAGAAGCCAAGCCTTGAAGAGGTCCGGGACTACTTCAAAAGCCTGGGCAGCGACGTGGATCCGGAAGCCTTCATGGACTACTACGAAGCAAACGGCTGGAAAGTCGGGCGGAACTCTATGAAGGACTGGAAGGCAGCAGCCCGGTACTGGAAGAAGCGTGAAGCGCAGCGCAGCGCGAAGCCACCGGAAAAGCCGTTCATTCCGGCGGACTGGTTTGAAGGATTGGAGGAAAGACATGACGACAGCAGGGACTGAAGAGCTGTACATGTGGCTCTCAACAGCATGGCCGCTTGTGGTAAAGCCCGGAGCGGACGAGAAGTGGAAGAAAGCCAAGATACGCGAGCTGTATGATACGTACTCTCAGGACGAGGACAGGATAGTGCTCGAGGCCTTCCAGAAGTGGACGTACGAGAACGACAAGTTTCCGACCACTAAGAACATCAAGAACGAGATAGCATGGCTGCGCGTGAAGAAAGGCGGCAAGACCGTCGATCCTACAAAGCGCTACATGATGGAGCGGATCTACGACGACGGGACGGAGTACATGGTCATGGTGAACGGCAAGACCAGCTTTTCATGGCAGGAGTTTATGAACCTACCCTGCAACCCGGAGCATCTGGATCCGGAAGAGTGGGAGCGCCGTTTCAAGGCCCGCAGGAAAGAAGTGCTGCGCAGGCTCATGGAAAAGCGGAAGGAGGAGACCGCATGATTGTTATAAAAAACATGGACATGCCGGCGAACTGCTTCGAGTGCAGGTTCGAGCACATGGGATGGTGCGGAGCGTGTGAGGGGAACCTTCCGAAAGTGCAGAGCCTTGACCGGCCGCACTGGTGCCCGCTCGTGGAAATCACTAATCTGGAAATCAGTGTGGCAGAGGCGGTATATCCAACGGTAGTCTGTAAAACTGCTCTCGTAGAGCCTCTGCACCGCAACCCGGAGGACGCACACCGCGAGGACTTCGGAGGCGCATCTCATGAATAACCCCTGCGAACACTGTCAGCGGGCCAGCTGCCCTGAAAGCTGCAAGCCGCTCCTGGACTTCCGGAGGCATCTGAAGAAGATCAACCCGTGCTGGCACTGCGAGAACCGCGCACCAGGCTGCCACGGAAACTGCGCGGCGTATACCGAATGGCGGCAGATCCAGGACGCCATAACTAAGAAAATCCAAGACGGACGGCGGGACCCGACCACGGAATACGTGGCGGACCGTGTGATCCGTAGACCCATGAACAAGAGATGGCGGAAGCCATGAAGGAGGAACACACATTGACACTTTACGAAATTAACAGCTACATCGAGAAGGCTCTGGACGACGCCATAGACCCGGAAACGGGAGAGATCGTCGAGGGCGACCTCTATGAAGCATACGAGCAGCTGCTCATGGACAGAGATGACAAAATCGAGAACATAGCCTGCTACATCAAGAACTTGCGGGCGGAAGCCGCAGCGCTCAAGGAAGAGAAGAAGGCCTTCGAGACCAGACAGCGCATAGCAGAAAACAAGGCCGAGCGCCTGAGCCAGTACCTGGAGTTCTGTCTGAAAGGCGAAAAGTTCAGCACGGCTCGCTGCTCTATCAGCTACCGCAGGAGCAAGAAGGTCGAGGTTGACGAAAATCGCCTGAATGAGGTGCCCGAACAGTACCTCCGATACAAACAGCCAGAGGTCGACAAAAAGGCCGTCACAGAGGCGCTGAAGGCCGGAGAAGAGGTCCCAGGATGCACTCTGGTGGACAGCGTCAGTGTGATTATCAAGTAGGAGGCAGGCTGTGAGCGACATCAAAGACATGACGTTCGACGAGCTCCTCGCGGTTCCATACAGCAAGAGGCTCGACGAGATAGGCACATTTAAAGGCTTTGTGATTGTCCCCACAGGAGAGCTGCACGACAGCGGCTTCGGGTGCATGAAGTTTATACTCACGCTTCACGATAAAATTGTCGGAGCCGTCGGCGGAGGATGCGACGTTGTTCATCTGAATGGTATTGGAGGCTATGGCCTCAACTGGCAAAAATCCTTCACGGACAGGAAGGTCCCAGTGATCGACTGGTCAATAGACTTGCTCCCGAAAAGCGGATGCCTGCGTGTTTTTAGCAGTCACAAGCTCATGCTGCGAAATGGATTTATAGGCAGCGACTTTGAGGTCTACGACGGAGGTGTGCTATGAAAAAGACGCTTGAAATAGAGCTTGAGGAGGAGTGCCTGGAGTGTCCAGAACTAAGTCTCGAAACGGATAAATTACAACTTGGCAGCAGCGTCTATAATTCGCACCGTTGTGAGCATCTGGAATTCTGCAAGAACGTGCGGAAGGCGTGGGAAGATGTTCAGGCTCGCAAGAAGGTGTACTGCAAGGAGTGCAAGTATTGGAATGTGGAGCCGTGCCATGATGGGTGCTCTCGCTGGAGTGCTGATCCGTACGAGTACCCGCTCACGAATGGCGACGATTATTGCAGCCGCGGCGAAAGGATGACGGACGATGCAAAAGAGTGAGACCTTTATTAGCTACGAGGGTGTGAAACAAGCCTTCGAGGGAGATATCGCCTTCTCCGGCAGCAGGTTTTTGGTCGGGGTAAACGTTTCGTTAAAGGCTCTGCGCATGTACCTCAACGGTGTCCGCTCGAAGATAGAGACGCTCCCTCGCGTGAATATCGTGCTCTGCAAGGACTGCCAAAAATTCAACAGGTGTAACATTGCAGAAGAAGGAGACTTCGGTCCCTTGGATTCTTGTTCATCAGGCAAAAGGAGGCAAGACGAGGAGGCGACAAAATGATTATAACCGACGGAATATACATCTGTGACCCGGAGAAGAACACCATCTGCCGCAAGACGAACTGCGCCCTGAATGGCGGACCTTGCCGGTTAACCATCGATAAAGAGTACGGGGTTGAAGGTGTAGAGGTTGAAGTTGTGAGGCACGGATGGTGGATATACAGCACAGCGCCACTGCCCGGGAGCCCTTATGGCTGTTATGTGTGCTCTATCTGCGGGAATAGTGTGCCAGAAAAAACAAATTGGTGTAGCGAGTGCGGGGCGAAGATGGACGAGGAGGCACAAGAATGAATGAATTTGAAGTAGGCGAATACATCATTTATGTGAATGGCGACAAATATGAACTTGGACGGATAACAAGTTTGAGAAAGGACGGAGCGTTTGTCTGTTATCACGAAGGCGAAACTGCTGCAAAGACACCATATCACACTATGCACAAGCTGATAAATAGGTATTGCATAAGCAAGACCACGATCGGTGGGGATAGATTTAAGGAGGTGGAAGAATGACAAGAGAAGAAGCGGCAAGAATACTCGATGCGGTTATACCGCCGCCAGATCATCATACGGTGGACTTAGATCACTTACGAATAGCGCAAGCGTGGGCGTACGTTAAGGAGACACTAACAGCCGATCCGAAGCACGGGCGGTGGGAAGACAAATACGGCGATGGCGATTGGCACTGTTCAAAATGCGGTGCGATAGTAGAAAAAGACGAGCAGGGACGCCATTACTGGGCGAGATGCTATCACTGCGGCGCGAAAATGGACGGAGGTGGAAGCGATGGTAGCGATTAAGAACATGGAGCATGTAGTGCCTTGTATCGAATGCCGCTTTAACATTCGAGCTCGTTGCGTAGCCGCAGACGAAAAGTGTATTATCGACGGTTACGGACGCATGCCTTGGTGCCCGTTGGTGAGTGTTGAAAAAGAATTCCCGATGCGCACTTTTACTATTGAGGAGGACCGTGAGAACGGAATAACGACGATCAAAATATCTGCGAGTGAACTGCTGGATGCGTTATATGACCGAGTGGAAAAGCGGAAAGCGCATTATCGTCGTGGACGTGATGTGGAGGTATTACCATGAAGAACGTCACTGAAATGACACTGGAAGAACTCCGGGCCGTTCCTTATTGATTGTGATATTGAAGGGAGGCGCAATAGTGACCGCGCGGCAATATCTTCAACAACTCCATAACATCACCCGGAACCTCTGGATCCTTCACGAGGAAATCGAGCGCAGACGCGCCAAGCTGGAGTCTACCACGATCCCGATCAAGCAGGACAGCGTACAGAGCTCCGGCAAAGGAGACGCACTTGCTGACGGCATCGCAGCCCTCGCAGATAAGGAGGTCAGCTACGAGCTGCTCGTGGAGATCTACGAGGACCTCCGGGACCGCATTGTCCGGCAAATTATGAGCCTTGACAATCCGGTGCATTCTGAACTGCTGTATCGGTACTACGTAAAAGACGAAGCCATGACCGTCGTGGCGAAGGCTACGCACTACTCGTACCAGTACGCCTGCAAGCTCCACCGTGATGCGCTCCGGGCGTTCGAGAAAAAATACGCAGAATTTTTAACTGCTTAACAAATCGTTAGTAAATTCGTGATATTATGTAATTGGTCAAACCGACCACAGAACGATCCACGTGTTTCTCGGTTCAGTTCAGCAGGGTGTGAAGAGCCGCAGGCTTCGGCAACGTCGTCTGCGGTTTTTCTATGCGCTTCGCCGCGTGCGGTATTTTTTCAGATGGACTATAAAAGTAAACGATGGCTGCGGCTGCGCGAGAACATCCTGCGGCGGGACGGCTACATGTGCCAGGAGTCTCTCCGCTATGGCAAGCGGGTCCAGGCAAACACCGTCCACCATATCTTCCCGGCTAATGACTTTCCGGAGTATGAGTGGAAGCCGTGGAACCTTGTATCCCTCGCTGAGCCTGTGCATGACTCAATGCACTACAGGCGCGGCGGTGATCTGACAGCCCGGGGATGGAAGCTGCTGGAACGCACGGCGCGGAAGCAGGGGATTGATGTCAGCAAGTACCTCCCCCCGGGTCGGTCATAACTCTTTATGGCTTAGGGTCCGGTGTGGGGAACTCTTTATATATACGGCGGGTTTTTGACCAAAAGGGGCTTACTTGTGAAGATAATCGACCATAATCACAGACTTTATCGCCAGAAATGGGAAAAAGCAGGGCTCAACAAATACAGCGGGGCCTTTTATTATAGCAAAGAAATCGTGGCCAACATCATCCCGAAGGTGAAGACGGACCGCAACTGGATCACCGTCAACCTGCCGGGCGTAGGCGTGGACCATTCAATCCTCTTTGTGCACAACAACCTGCATCCCGAGCACTACGACTGGATCAGAGATAAGGGCCTGAAGGATGTAGTCCTGGTCTGCGGGATCCCGGAGACAGTCGACAAGGTGAAGCACCTCGGCCGCGCCGTATATCTTCCGCTGTCCATAGACACGGCTTATATACAGCAGTTTAAGGTCGACAAGAAGACCAAGGGCGCTGCCTTCGTGGGCAGACCGGCAAAGCGCGCCGGCATAAAGCTGCCGGAAGGTATAGACATCCTTGAGGGACTTCCGAGGCCAAAGCTGCTCGCGGCGATGGCTCAGTATGAGACCGTCTACGCAGTAGGACGGACAGCTCTGGAGGCAAAGGCTCTCGGGTGCAAACTCAAGGCCTACGACCCGAGGTTTCCTAAGGTCTCGCGCTGGAAGGTCCTCGACAACAGCGCCGCAGCTGATATGTTGCAGGCGATTCTTGATGAAATAGACGGCAAGTGCGCAGCGGCCTCGGAATAGGCCCAGGAGCGCACTGGAGCCCGTCTGACGCACGAAAAACGCACGGACGGCAAATATACAGGGAGATAAAATGAGACTACAGATTGAGTATTTGGCGCCCGAGGAGCTACGGCCTTATGCGAACAATGCGAAGCTGCACCCGGACGCTCAGGTTGAGCAGATCGAGAACAGCATCCGGGACTTTGACTTCTCGGACCCGATCGGGATATGGGGAGAGAATGAAGTCGTGGAGGGCCACGGCCGACTTCTGGCAGCTTTAAAGCTCGGTCTGAAGGAAGTGCCGGTGATAAGGCTCGACCACCTCACGGACGAGCAGCGGAGAGCATACGCTCTTGCACACAACCAAACGACCATGACAAGCGGATGGGACGCGGAGCGCATCCTGGAGGAGATGGGCCGCATCAAAATCGACATGACGCAGTTCGGCTTTGATATGTCGGCCTTCACTTCGGACGACTGGTTCGAGAGCAGAGAGCGAAACGACACGAGCCGCGAAGAGGAAAACGACGAATACAATGATTTTTTAGATAAGTTTGAGGCAAAGAAGACCACGGACGACTGCTACACGCCCGACGTGGTATATGACGCGGTGGCCTCGTGGGTCTGCGAAGAATACGGAGTCAAGCGCAAGGACTTCGTGCGGCCGTTCTATCCGGGTGGCGACTATCAGAACGCGAAGTATCCGGACGGCTGCATCGTTGTGGACAATCCTCCGTTCAGTATCCTGTCGGAGATCTTAAAGTTCTACGATGAGCGCGGGATCAGGTTTTTCCTGTTTGCTCCGACGCTGACGCTGTTCTCTTCTTCTTCTTCTTCTTGCGCACTTTGCTGTGGCGTCCCGGTCCTGTACGAGAACGGGGCGAGTGTTAATACTTCATTTTTGACCAATCTCGAGGATGACAGGCTGCGCAGCTGTCCGGAGCTGTATCAGAGAGTCAGCGCAGCGGTGGACGAGTACAGACAAGAGCTTCGGGCGGAGCTGCCAAAGTATGACTACCCGTATGAGGTCGTACTTTCGACAGCTATCGCATACCTGAGCAAGTACGGGCAGGACTTTCGAGTCTCAAAAGCGGACAGCACACACATCAGGCAGCTCGATTCGCAGAAGGAGTACGACAAGACCCTGTACGGATCTGGATATCTTATAAGCGAACGAGCCGCAGCCGAACGAGCCGCAGCCGAACGAGCCGCAGCCGAACGAGCCGCAGCAAAGGTTTGGACTCTGAGCGAGCGCGAGCTTGAGATCATCCGGGGCCTCGGAGGTGAATCATGACTTCCGCAGAATGGCGGCGACTTATAAAAAAAAACTGCAAGGCGGCGGGAACATACCGGCCGTTTTTTGATACAGTCATCGAGACACTTGCGGGGATCCTCGAGCGCAGAGACGAAGCGCTTCGACAGTACGAGCTGTCCGGCGGGCATGTCATAGTGACGCACACGAATAAGGGCGGAGCGACAAACCTTGAACAGAACCCGGCGCTGCGTGCCATCAATGACATGAACCGAGACGCGCTTGCCTACTGGCGGGATCTTGGCCTCACTCCGGCAGGCCTGAAGCGTATCAACGAGACAACCATGAAGGTCGGACCGAAGCAGACCTCCCTGGCATCGGTGCTTAAAGATATCGGGATATGAAGGCCCGGGACTACGTTAAAGGGGCGGTCCAGTTCGCTAAAGACGTAGTGGCCGGCAAGAAGGTCGCCGGAGCGGAAGTCCTTCTCGCGTGCCAGCGTTTCCTTGATGATCTGAAGCGTGACGACATAGAGCTGCAGCCTCGGGATCCGAACGCGGTCTGCTCCATCATGGAGGGCTTTTTCGTTCACCAGCAGGGAGAGGACATGCACGGCGCTCCGCTCCTGGGGCAGCCTTTTAGGCTTCAGCCCTGGCAGACCTTTGTGGTGGTCAACCTCTTCGGGTGGTACTACAAAGGGACGGACGAGCGGCGCTACAAAGAAGCGCTGATCATGACCGGGCGCAAGTCCGGCAAGACGAGCTTTATTGCGGGGCTGGCCTTCGCGGGCAGCGTGCTCCAGAGGAAGAGCGGGTCCAAGTGCTACATTGTAGCGAACGCACTGAAACAAGCGCTCGAGGCCTTCAACTTCATAAAGTTCAGCATTAAATTCCGGGGTCTTGAGAACGACCCGAACATCCGGATCCTGGACAACAGCTTCAATCACTCCATCGAGTACCAATTCCGGGACGAGTCAGAGCAGCCGGACGGCCTTTTGAGCATCAACGCTCTGGCAAGCAACCCGGACAGCCAGGACTCCTTCAACTGCAATTTTGCCATTGCGGACGAAGTAGCAGCTTATAAGAAGCCGGCACAGTACAACCGCTTCAAGGAAGCCATGAGGGCCTACCGCAACAGGCTCATGATCGGCATTACCACGGCGGGCGACAACGCGAACAGCTTCTGCTATCGCCGTATGGAGTACGGCATCAAGGTGGTGAACGGTACCGTTAAGGATGACTCCCTCTTCGTGCTCATAGCAAGAGCGGACCAGAACGAGAACGGCGACGTCGACTACCTCGACCCGATCCAGCATGAGAAGGCCAACCTCAGCTACGGCGTGACTGTGGCCCCGGCGGACCTCATGAACGAGGCTCTGCAGGCGCAGAACGATCCGCAGCAGCGGAAGGACTTCCTCAGCCGGTCTTTGAATATTTATACAACGGCAATCAAGGCCTACTTCGATATCGACGAATTCCGGAAAAGCGACAGTGCGTACAACTGGACGCTGCCGGAGCTTGCCAAGCTGCCGGTACAGTGGTTCGGTGGCGCAGATCTGTCCAGAGTGTTCGACCTCACGGCGGCGGCGCTGGTCGGGGAATACAAGGGCGTGCTGATTATTATCACACATGCCTGGTTCCCCATCTCGCAGGCGGTCCGCAAAGCCGAGCAAGACAGCATCCCGCTCTTCGGGTGGAAGGACGACGGGTGGCTGACCATGTGCAATGGCGAAACGGTCAACTATACCGACGTGGTCCAGTGGTTCAAGGACATGAGGGCCGCAGGCTTTAAGGTCAAAGTCGTAGGGCAGGATCGCAAGTTCGCCAGAGAGTTCTTCCTGGACATGAAGGCTTCAGGGTTCCCGATCGTGGATCAGCCTCAGTACTACTATGTCAAGAGCCAAGGCTTCCGGCATATAGAAAAGCGAGCCAAGGACGGGTGTCTGTACTACCTGCACTCGGAGGCTTATGAGTACTGCGTCCAGAACGTCAAGGCCATCGAAAAGACGGACGACATGGTCCAGTATGAGAAAGTATCAGCAGAGCAGCGCATTGACCTCTTCGACGCGTCTGTTTTCGGGACAGTGCAGCTGCTTGAAAATATGGAAAAGCGCGAAAAGGCGCGGGAATGGTGGGGTGCTAAATGAGCATACTCGATTTTTTTAAACCTAAGAACACCGTGGGCGGCATCCGGGCCGCATCCACGAAAAGCAAGAGCGCAATCGGCATCGTAGTCGGGGACAGCTCCGAGGGCCTAAACTGCGCCGGCTACACTTCAATGGCTGACAACCCGGAGATCTACACAGCCTGCCGGAGGATCGCAACGCTGATCTCCTCTATGCCGATCATGCTCATGGAAAACGGCGACAGCGGAGACGTCCGGATCTTCAACGAGCTCTCCCGGAAGGTCGACATCGAGCCCTGCGAGAACATGACGCGCCGGACCTGGATGGAGTTCATCGTTATGACTCTGCTGCTGCACGGGAAAGGCAACAGCATCGTAAACGTCAAGACAAGTCGTGGACTTCTCCGCAACCTCGAGCCGGTCCCGGCTTCAAAGGTCTCGTTCTTGCCGGATGTGAGCGGGCTCGGGTATCAGATCATGGTAGACGGCAAAGTCAGAGACCCGGGCAGCCTTCTTCACTTTGTGGACAATCCCGACCAGTACTACCCGTGGAAGGGTAAGGGGCTGACGGTCTTGCTCTCCGATGTGGCCAACAACCTGAAGCAGGCCTCGGCTACAAAGAAGGGCTTCATGTCCTCGAAGTGGAAACCGAGCATCATAGTGAAGGTCGACGCCATGACGGAAGAGTTCAGCGGGCCGGAAGGTCGCCAGAAGATCCTGGATGAGTACATCAAGAACACTGAAGCCGGAGAACCCTGGCTGATCCCGGCGGACCAGTTCGAGGTCGAGCAGGTCAGGCCGCTGAGCCTGGCAGACCTCGCTATCTCGGACTCGGTGGAAATAGACAAGAGGACCGTGGCATCCATCATCGGGGTGCCGCCTTTTGTGCTTGGCGTCGGAGATTATAACAAGGACGCCTGGAACGCCTTCATTGCGAACACGGTCCGCGTAATTGCGCTGGAAATTGAGCAGGAACTGACGAAAAAGCTGATCCTGAACCCCAAGTGGTACCTGAAGTTCAACATCCTGAGCCTCATGGATTGGGACATCAAGACCATCTCCGAAGTGTTCGGCTCGCTCTCTGATCGTGGCTTCGTAACCGGCAACGAGGTCCGTGACCGCATCGGCATGAGCCCGAAGGACGGCCTCGACGAGCTCCGCATTCTGGAAAACTTCATTCCTAACGACATGATAGGCCAGCAGAGCAAGCTCGTAAATAATAACTGACCTACTATGTCAATAGGCGAAACAGATGTTTGTATGTAACAAAGCGAGGCTTGCGGAAGGCCGGAAACCGCAGCGGATAATCTGTACAGTGTCCGGCACGGTGTGCGCACACGTGCGCTATTGTGCCGTATCTATGAAGTATTACCAAACGGACAACGCAAAAGACTGCACGATGGGAGGATCCAACGATGGAAAAGCAGAATAGAACAGCGAGACAGATGCGGTCAATCGCATCGGAGTTTAAAACAAGGGCAGACGGCGACGAGCTCAGGATCGAGGGCTACTTCGCCGTTTTTAATAGCGTTTACCAGATATGGGACGACATGAGCGAAAGTGTCGCGCCTGGGGCGTTCTCTGAAACTCTCGGCGGCGATGTTCGCGCCTTGATCGACCACGAAACGATGTATGTGCTGGGTCGCAATCAGGCGGGCACGCTTGAACTGCGCGAGGACTCGCACGGACTGTGGGGCAGCATCCTGATCAATCCGAACGACCAGGACGCCATGAACCTGTACGCAAGAGTCCAGCGCGGCGATGTGAACCAGTGCAGCTTCGGCTTCGACATCCTCGAAGAGGAAACCGACTTCCGCGACGATGGATCCATACACTGGACGATCAAAAAGGTCAAACTGTACGAGGTGAGCGTCTGCACGTTTCCGGCATACCAGGAAACCGCAGTGCAGGCCCGCAAGGAAGAATTTGAAGCCCTGAAAAAGCGCGCAGCAGAAAAGTGGCGCGCCGAAATGAGGGCAAAACTGAAAGGAGGCCACTAATGGCACTTAAAGTTCTGATGCTGAAAAAGCAGATTGATAACAAGCGCAAGGCCCTCGAAGCACTCAACAAAAAGGATGAGGAGTTTGAGGCCCGCAGCGCAGAACTCGAAAAGGCGATAAGCGAAGCAGCGACCGAGGAGGAACAGAAGGTCGTTCGTGAGTCCATAGACGAGTTCGAAAAGGACAAGGCAGAGCACGACAAGGCCAAGACAGACCTGGACGAAGAGATCCGTGGACTGGAGAAGGAACTGGACGAGCTCGAAGCAGAGCAGGAAGAGCCGGCAAAGGATCCGGCACCTGAAGCAAGAAAGGAAGTTAAAACAATGAACACCAGGAGAAAGTTTTTCAACATGAGCGCCCAGGAGCGCGACGCACTCTTCGCCCGCGAGGATGTCCAGAAGTTTCTCGGAGAAGTCAGGAGCTGCATCAAGGAAAAGAGAGCACTCTCCAACGTAGGCCTGCTTATCCCTGAGGTGATGCTGGGCCTGATCAGGGAGAACATCCTCGAGTACTCCAAGCTGTACAAGCACGTAAACGTCAGGCCCATAGCTGGCAATGGCCGCCTCGTAGTCATGGGAACCATCCCCGAGGCAGTATGGACCGACTGCTGCGCAAACCTCAACGAGCTGGAGCTCTCCTTCAACGACGTAGAGGTCAACTGCTGGAAGGTCGGCGGCTACTTCGCAGTATGCAACGCCAACCTCGAAGACAGCGACATCGACCTCGCAGCAGAACTGCTTACCGCTATCGGACAGGCTATCGGCCTCGCACTCGACAAAGCCATCCTTTACGGAACCGGCACCAGAATGCCTCTTGGTGTAGTCACAAGGCTCGCACAGACCGCGGCTCCGGCAGACTACCCTGCAACCGCAAGGCCGTGGGTCGACCTGCACGCCTCCAACATCAAGAGCATCGCTGCATCCGTAACCGGCACCGCTCTCTTCGCGCAGTTCGTCATCAACTCCGCTGCCGCCAAGGGCAAGTACAGCAGAGGGGAGAAGGTTTGGGTCATGAACGAGACCACCTACGCGGCAATTGTAGCAGCCGGCATGTCTGTTGACGCCAACGGCGCCATCGTTGCAGGCGTAAGCGGCCGCATGCCCGTGACCGGCGGCATCATCGAGGTGCTCGACTTCGTCCCGGATAACGTTATAATCGGCGGCTTCTTCGACCTCTACCTCCTCGCAGAAAGAGGCGGAGAGAAGTTCGCAACCTCCGAGCACGTCAGGTTCCTCCAGGACCAGACCGTCATGAAGGGCACCGCAAGGTACGACGGCAAGCCGGCAATCGCTGAGGGTTTCATTGCTATCGGTATCAACGGCGTAACTCCGACTGCTGCCATGACCTTTGCTCCGGACGACGCCAACCCGGCTGAGTCTGAATAGCAAGAGAAGGGAGCGCTGAAGACATGAATGAACAGACAATGCTTGACGCGCTCAAAGTCGACCTCGGGATTTCCACGAATGCATACGACACAAGGCTCGGGCAGTACATCGTGACTGCTCGGGCTGCTATCGAGCGTGAAGGCATAACGCTGACAAACACCGGGACTGAAGAGGCTCCGGCTTTATCAGTTGAGGATGCCGGCCTTGTCGTTATGTATGCGGCATGGCTTTGGCGCAAGCGTGACACCGGAGAAGGGATCCCGCGGATGCTCCGCTGGCAGCTCAACAACAGGCTCTTTTCCAAGAAAGCGAAGGCGGTGAGCGGTAATGCGTGACGACACCGTGAAGCTCATCACAGAGATCTACGCGGAGAATGACTATGGCGTCTTGGGGCCGTCGAGAACTTCCCGGACCATCTATGCGACGGTGGACTCTGTCAGCCAGTCCGAATGGTTCCAGGGCGGCAGGAACGGCCTCAACCCGGAGTTCAAGGTCACAACGTTCTCCGGCAACTACAACGGAGAAGAGGTGGCTGAGTACAAGGGGCGCTTATATTCGATCTACAGAACGTACCAGCCGCATCCGGACACTATCGAGCTCTACCTCGAGCGTCGCAAAGGTAAGGAGCCAAAAGCGCCTCAGACGGGCGATTAGGGGGCTTGTAATGGCAGTCAGAATTGACACAAGCGAACTGCGCCAGACCATCAACGACATCCTGGACGAATACGGAGACGAGGCCCGCGAAGCTATCGAAGCCGCTTCAAAGAAAACCGGCAAAGCCGTAGCCTCGGAGCTGAAAAAGGCCGGGGACTTCGGTGGATCCGGAGACTTCAAGAAGGGATGGACGTCAAAGACGGAGCTCACAAGGACGGGAGCCTCTACGGTCGTTTACAACAAGGACCTGCCAGGGCTCGCTCACCTCCTTGAATTCGGCCATGCCAAGGCGAACGGGGGAAGGACGAAAGCCTTCAACTTCATTGCGCCGATTGCTGACACGGTCGAGGAGAAATTCGCGGACGCATTCGAAAGGGAAATGAAATGACGATCAGAGAAATAGCCCCATTATTAGCGACAACAGGCCTGCCGGTCACGTACGGCTTTTGGCCTGAGAAACAGGTCCCCGCGCTGCCGTACCTGGTATGGTACCTCCCAAACAGCAGCAACGTGGCGGCGGACAATGCTGTCTATCAGCGTATCGACGCACTGAACATCGAACTCTACACTCCCACGAAGGACTTCGCCACTGAGGCGGTCGTTGAGGCTGCTCTGGATGCTGCGGGCCTTGTGTGGGAAAAGGTCGAAACGTACTTAGACAGCGAGCACATGTATGAGGTACTGTACACTACGGAGGTAGTCATCAATGGCTAACAAAATAAAGTATGGCATCCAGAATTGCTACTACAGCAAGATAACCTACGGATCCAATAATGCCATCACCTATGGCACACCCGTGGCCATGCCTGGTGCGGTGAATATCAGCCTTGCGCCTGAAGGGGAGAACAACCCGTTCTACGCGGACAACATCGTTTTCTTCCAGAGCCAGAGCAACAACGGCTACGCTGGCACACTGGAGCTGGCACGCATCCCTGAGAGCTTCTACACAGACATCATGGGAGACACTACCGACACAGCCGGAGTAGTCATCGAGCACGCAGACGTGCAGCCTGCCGAATTCGCGTTGCTCTTCCAGTTCGAAGGAGACGAAAGCGCCACAAGACACCTGCTCTACAGATGCACAGCAACTCGTCCGGACGTTGCAAGCCAGACCAAAGAGGCAAGCATCACTCCGGTCACTGAGACGCTTAACATCACAGTTATGCCCAGGATCAGCGACCACGTCACCAAGGCCAGGGCCGGAGCTGACGCTCAGGCGTACGCCAACTGGTTCGAAGCGGTCCACGAGCCTGTATAGCATCATGCTGAAAAGGAGATCACATGGAGAAAACTATCAAAATCGACGGCAAGGACGTGAAATTCAAGGCCACGGCAGGAACTATCCGGCAGTACCGGACAAAGTTTGGTCGTGACCTGCTCATGGACTTCCAGAAGCTACAGAAAGAGATGGAAAAGGGCTCCGACCTCACGGCTGACAGTCTGAACATCTTCGAGAACCTTGCGTTCGTAATGGCAAAACAGGCGGATCCGACAATTCCGGACACCGCAGACGAGTGGCTGGACACCTTTGAAATGTTCAGCATTTATATGGTTTTGCCGGAGATCGTGGCGCTCTGGAACGTCTCAAACCTTCCAACCGTCGAAGTTAAAAAAAAAGCGTAACGACCAACAGGCCCCTGACGACGGGACTTTTCTTGTTACGTTGCAGTCAAATAGGCCTCTCCATGTCCGACCTCGAGCTGTTGGACGTGGGGACGGTCTTTGACATTATCACAGAACAAGCGAACGATACCGCAGAGGACGCCTACGACACAGAGCGGCAGGCGACTCAGGCGGACATGGATAGATTTTAGGAGGCGGAAATGGCAAACCGCATTCGTGGCATTACCATAGAAATCGATGGCAATACTACGCCATTGACTAAAAGCCTACAGGGCGTTGACAAGCAGCTCAAAAGCACTGAGGGAGAGCTGAAAGACGTCAACAAGCTCCTGAAGCTGGACCCGTCGAACGTGACGCTGTTGGAGCAGAAGCAGAAGCTCCTGGGCGAGCAGGTGAAGGGAACCAAGACCCGCCTGGACGAACTGAAAAAGGCGTTCGAGCAGTCCAAGAATTCCGGCAACACAGCGGAGAACCAGAGGCAGCAGGACGCTCTTCAGCGCGAGATCATCGAGACCACGGCCAAGCTGAAGGACCTCGAGAAGCAGTACAGTGCTTGCAGCCCGAGGCTCGAGGCGCTATCTGCCAAGACCGGGGAACTCTCGGAAAAGACCAGAGGCCTCTCTACGGCAGCAGGACTGGCAGCCGCAGGCATGATTGGTCTTGCGGTAAAGGCCGGACAGACAGCGGACGAGCTACTTACGGATGCAAACGTCACCGGCTTCACGGTTGAGGAGCTCCAGAAGCTGAAATATGCCAGCGACCTCGTGGATGTTAGCTATGAGGCTATGATCGGCAGTGTCACCAAGCTGACGAAGCAGATGGGCAGCAATGCACAAGTGTTCAGCGATCTGGGCGTCTCGATCTACAATGCAGACGGGACCATGCGGAGCGCCGTGGACGTCTGGTATGATGCCGTTGAGGCTCTTGGGCACGTAGAAAACAGCACGGAGAGGGACACACTCTCGATGGAGCTGTTCGGGAAGTCAGCCATGGAGATGGCGGGCATCGTAGATGATGGCGGAGCCTCGCTGCGTTCTCTTGGTGAAGAGGCCGAGGCGGCAGGGCTTATAATGTCCGGTGATGCCGTAGAGAACACCGGAAAGTTTAACGATGCGCTTGACACCTTAAAGGCTAAAGCGTCTGCGGCCTTCGCAAGCGCAGGCGCGACCCTTGCAGAGACGCTGATCCCGATGCTGGGGAAGCTCGTGGATGCAGTCAGCAAGGTCCTGACGTGGTTCGCAAACCTTGACGGGACCACACAGACAGTCATATTAACGGTCCTTGGCCTTGTGGCGGCAATATCGCCAGTGCTTGGACTCATAAGCACGTTAACGGCGTTGTCGGCGGCTCTGAATATTTCAATGCTGCCGCTCACTCTCACAATTGGAGGCATTATTGCAGCCATAGCAGCTCTTGTGGCAGCGGGCGTCTACCTCGCGCAGAATTGGGAGGACATCAAAGCCAAGGCCAAGGCGGTCTGGGATGCCGTAAAGACATCCTTCGAAGGCCTGAAACAATCTGTTGTTGATAAGTGGAACAGCATCAAGCAGAAAACGTCCGAGACTTGGGAAAACGTCAAGGGCACAGTGGCGACCGTGGCGGTGGCTGTAGCTTCGACAGCGGCCACAAAGTTTGAGGAGGTGAAGAACAGCGTCATTGACAAGTGGAACTCGCTGAAGAACAGAGCCTCTGAGATCTGGAACAACATCAAGAGCGCCATAACGAGCCCGATAGAGTCAGCCAAAGAAACGATCAGTGGCATCATAGAAAAGATTAAGGGCTTTTTCAGCTTCAATTTTGAGCTGCCAAAGATTAAGCTCCCGCACTTCGGAATACAGCCTCCCGGGTGGACGTTTGGAGATCTTCTTAAAGGTACGATCCCGAGGCTCGGCATTGAGTGGTATGCCAAGGCCATGAATGGCGGCGCGATACTCGACCAGCCGACAATCTTCGGAGTGAACAACAACGGGCAGCTCATGGGAGGCGGCGAAGCAGGCCGAGAAGTCATAGTCGGGGCGAACAGCCTGTACAGCATGATAAGGGCGGCAGTTGCTTCCAGACCGGTGAATAATACCGGAGTGACCGTGAGCGTGGTCGTAAACGGGAACGTTGATAATTATGATGCGCTTGCGGAGACGATAGGACAGAAACTTCAACAGCAGATGGCCAGAGAGGGGAGGGCCCTTGGATGAGCATTAATACACTAAAGATTAACGGCGAGGTACTTGACGGAGTGAGCGTTGATGCCTCGCTCTCTTTTAATAAGCCGCAGAAAAACGTGGACGTGATAAAGGTGCCCGGCCGGAACGGAGACCTTGTGGTTGACTACGGCACGTTCAATAATGTGCCGATAACGTACCCGGTGGCAATTCGCGAGCAGTTCCCAACAGCCTTCCCGGCCATTGTGAACGACCTCGCAAAGCTGAAGGGCTACCAGAGAATAGAATGCAGCAACGACCCCGAGCACTTCCGCTTGGGGCGTTTTGTCGTGCCGGAAACACCGGCGACAGGCGGGTACAACAAGGAGGGGCGCTTCGACTTATTATTCGACTGCAAGCCCCAGCGCTTCCTCACGAGCGGGGAAGAAACGAGCACCGCAGACGCATCGGACCCGGTACAGGAGACCTACGGGCCGGCGGACATCGTGACCTTCGAGAGCGACAACGCTCAGGATGTCATCAAGTCCGCCACCTTCTCCATCAACCCAATCCAAGACCTCAACGGCTACGATGCTCCGTGGCCTGCGGGGGGTGGGAAGAATCTGTATGGAGGAACGATATCATGGAATGGGGCACCGAGACCAACGTATGTTGATAATTTACTGACCTTCAAGCCCGGAACAGCACCCAATCAGCAGTTTACGATGTCATTTTCAACTGAAACAGAAACGACATACACCTTTAGTTTTGACGCATACGCTTCCGAAGCTGACGCCGGAATCGTAATGGACGGGCAACCTGATAGCACAACAGGCACGCTGGATGGTGATATGAATTTCAGGCTGACAACGACCAAAACAAGATACCAAAGGACTGGAACCCTTTCTGCAAACACAACGGGCTTGCGGTTTTTCCGTACGTCTGCGAATGCTGGCTATGCAACCGCCACTATTTACATAAGCAACATACAACTGGAGCTTGGAGATACCGCTACCACCTTCGAGCCTTACAGCAACATCTGCCCTATAAGCGGCTGGACTGGTGCGAACGTGACGAGAGCGGGGAAGAACCTCTGCAACCACGAATATACGACTTTAAACATGTTTATAGCAGAAAGAATTCCTGCGGGGCAGTACAGGTTGTCGTGGGGCATAGTTGCAACACCCGGAACGGCGCAAGGCTTCAACGTCATTGTGAGGAAAGCAGGAACAACTGAAGTATTAAGCCGTATCAATAACATATCCGTATCAGGGCAGCCTATTGGAAGGCAAAGCCGGAGTATTTCAGCGGATGAGGCATTTGATATTTACATAAACGGATACGGGTCTGGTCTTGTAAACGTCATTCAAAACTTCCAGTTAGAACTCGGCTCTGCCGTTACGGACTACGAACCCTATCAAGGCACCACCCTTCCCATCACATGGTCCTCCGCAGGCACAGTCTACGGCGGAACGCTCCAGTATTTAGGAGGGGAGAGATGGAGGCTGACGAGGACGATGGGCTACGTTGACCTCGGAACGTCGAATTGGACAAGAGCCGCATTTGCTTCGGGCAAATATGGGCATCTTGCCTATGTGACAGGAATTAAGCCCGTTACAAATCCGAATGTTTCGGCGGACTTGAAATGTTCAAATTACAAAACCCTCGCAGGCAATCTCGTATATTCAGGACATACTGGCATCTCAATGTGGTCAACGGAGGCGAGAATATCAATATATGATAGCGCTATGGAAGACTTGCCAGCATCGGATTTCAAATCCGCCATGTCGGGTGTTCAGCTTGTCTACCCCCTCGCCACTCCCGTCACCTACGACCTCACCGCAGACGAGCTGAAATCGCTGCTGGGAGTGAACAACGTGTGGAGCGATACGGGAAACAGCACGGTGGTTGTGCAGTCCCCGTGGACGCTGGCCAACCCCACGCTCTGGCCTTCCAAGCCGCTCATCCGCGTCTACGGCACGGGCAGCTTCACCATCAACGACGTCACCGTCACAGTCAGCAGCAACACAGGCTACACCGACATCGACTGCGAGATGATGGACTGCTACTACGGCGGAGAGAGCCGGAACCAGTATGTATCGTTCAGCGGCAACGACTTCCCGGAGCTCCAGCCCGGGAAAAACTATATCACGTTGTCTGGCATCACTAAGCTGGAAATCACCCCGCGCTGGTGGGAACTTTAAGGAGGGGCGCACATGGTACCAATTCTTTTTGAAAAGACCGAGACGGCCTTCACATCAAACGGCCTCGGCAGACTTGCGGATGCTACCCGCTGCGAAGTTACCGAGGAGCGGAATGGCCTGCCGGAGCTCATCCTGGAATACCCTCTCGCAGGTCCGCTGTTCAGCAAGCTGGTAGTTGACAACTACATCTACGCCACGCATGACGACAGCAAGACCCTGCAGCCGTATCAGATCTACAGCATATCGCAGCCGCTTCAGGGTGTCGTTACCGTGAAGGCTTGGCACATGGCGTACAACCTCCGGAACTGCATCTCGGGACCCTTTACAGCTGCCTCGCTATCGGAAACGCTCTCGAAGATCCCCGGGGCCTGCATCAATGCCTGCCCCTTTAACTTCTGGACGGACAAGTCAGTGGCGACAGCATTCTCCCTGAATGTACCGCGTGATGTATGGGCGCTGCTCGGAGGCTCCGCAGGATCTCTGCTGGACATCTACGGCAAGGCTGAGTATGAGTTCGACAAGTTCACGGTAAAAATGCACCTGAACCGTGGAGCCAATCGCGGCGTCTCCATCCGCTACGGCAAAAACCTCACGAGCCTTGATAAGCAGATCGACGCATCCAACGTCTACAATGCGGTCGTGCCGTACTGGATCAGCGCTGACAAGGCAACGGTCGTGCAGCTGGATCACCTCGTAGTTCGCACCGGAGCCACAGCCGGAAGGGCTCAGACTCTCGACCTCTCCGCAGACTTCACGGAGGCCCCGACAGAGGCGCAGCTCGAAGCGCGTGCACAGTCCATTGTCGACGGCTCCAGCAACTACACCGTCAAGGAGAACATCGCCATAAACTTCGTGCAGCTCTGGCAGACAGAGGAATACAAGGATGTGGCAAGCCTACAGAGAGTGAGACTCTGCGACACTGTCAACGTGTTCTACTCAAAGGCAGGCGTTAATGCCACAGCCAAGGTCATCAAGGTGGTGTACGACTCCTTGAAGGAGCGCTATATCAGCATGGAGCTCGGAGAGCCAAAGACGACCCTTACCAAGCAGATCACCGAGTCAGTCGAGAGTGCTGTTCTCCCGCAGGTCCCCAGCACCGAGGGCATGCTTGCGGCAATCGACAAGGCCACGAAGCTCATCACCGGAAAACTTGGCGGCTACGCTGTGTGGCACTACAACAGCGACGGCACACCGAAGGAGCTGCTTTTCATGGACGCCCCGAGCGAAGGCACTGCGCAGAATGTACTCAGGATCAACAACGTTGGTATAGGCTTTTCAACGAACGGCGTGGCGGGGCCATACGCTACGGCATGGACCATCGACGGGTCCTTCAACGCAGACTTCATAACAGCCGGCACAATGGTGGCGGACCGCATCTTCGGCGGCGTCTTAACCCTTGGCGGCGCTAACAACGGCAACGGAACGCTTCGCGTGCTGGACTCTTCCGGGAACGTCCTTGGAACGTTAGACAAGGACGGGCTTCTCATTGTCGGCAGCACTACCAAGAGCAGCCTCGACGGCGGACGGCTTCGCATCGAGAACGCCTCGGACAACACGAAATACGTCACATTCGAAAGCGACGCGAATATGCTGGGCCTCGTCCAGAGAATGTACCTCCCGGCAACCAGGTACTCTGCGGAGCAGTTCTGGTGGGTGTATGGCGATTATAACGTCGCAGCGCTGAAGCTCGCCGACAACACCTACGAGGCATCTTCGCTGGATAATCTACAGACCGCAGCCAGATCCGGAGCCAAGGCGGTGTTCAGTGTTGACAGCGCAAAGTTTGTAAATCTTGACGTCGTGAACAACATCGACGCCACAAAAGGAAGCATCACCGAGATCGGCGGCACCACGGCCTTGTATTCTAACTTTATAGCAACGGTCGCACACTTCTTCGGAAGTCTGACCGGGCCGCAGGTCGGCATGAATACAAACTCCAGCGCTCTGATCCTTGACTTAAAGAACGTGCCGTTGCAGATCAAGGGGTCCACGAGCGCAAGCCCGAACAAGTATGTCCATATCTACCCGGACTATGTCGAGACTGACAAAGAATTTCGCGTATATAACAACGTCATAAAGCTGAAGTACAGCACGGATCAGTCCTCGGTTATACAGCTCGGCCAGTACGGAGAGGGCTTCGACTTCGTAATACGGAGCGGCCCAAACTCATTCAGCCACGTGTATTTCAAATACAACAATGTGGTCGTTCCGCAGCTGACGATCGGCAGCACCTCACTAACAGAAGCGCAGTTGATGCAGCTCAAAGCTCTGATCAGTTAAGGAGGCGCGCTGTGGATGTCTTAGAAGTAATACTTGAAATACTGCGAACTATCGCGCCGAGCGCTCTGGCCCTTCTTGGGGTCTATGCTGCAAACCGAAAATCGGCAGCGCTCATGGAGTACCGGATGGCTGAGCTGGAGAAAAAGGTTGACAAGCACAACAACCTCGTCGAGCGGCAGTACAAGCTGGAGGAGCGCACCGAGCTGCAAGAAGCGGAGCTGAAGCGCCACAACAAGCGGCTCGACATCCTCGAAAGCAAAGTATTATAGGTCAAACAGCATAAAAGGACGCACGAGAAGACCAAAAACAGCCTCTCTCGCGCGCTTTTTCGTGCGGGTCGATAAATTCATCAAGGAGGTACAAAACCGATGAAAAGAGACTGGAAAAAGTGGTGGAAGGCGGCGGCCATCCGTGCCGCTAAGACTTTCGCGCAGACAGCTGTGTCGATGTTCACCATTGGGCAGGCTTTCAGCGAGGTCAACTGGAGAGCTGTGGCCAGCGTAGCAGGCGTCGCGGCAGTTTTTTCCCTGCTGACATCTCTGGCAGGACTGCCGGAGGAAGAAATCCCGGAACAGGAGGCCTGCGATGAGTGATATTTTCATTCGTACAACAACACCCGAGGCCGGTAATCCGTACTATACCGTCAAGCAGTACGGCGGCCTCAATGAGTGCATTCAGGGCGCGAGACAGCCGTGGCCCGGATCTGCGCTTCGTAACTGCGTAGGCGGATGCTGGGGCGCTGCGTATGAGGCTCTTGGCAAAAGGCCGAGCCTGTCCAGAGGAAACGCGGAGGATTGGTGGGGCTACACCAGAGACGGCTACAGGAGGGACCAGGTGCCATCCATCGGTTCGGTAGCCTGCTGGAAGTCCGGCAGAACATCTTATGGTAAAGATGGAGCCGGCCATGTTGGCTGGGTCATCGCTGTCACAGAGGACACCTTCACAACCTGGAACTCCGGGACCTTCGCGAGTCAGGACTCGTATCTGGAGACCTGGACGATCGGCAAGTGCGACTATAAAAACCATGAATTCCAGGGATTTATTCATGTTTATGAAGGCGAGGCTCCTGTTCAGCAGTTATCAGTTGACGGTGACTGGGCGAGAGCTACAACATTTTGGTCGCAGATCATAATGGGCACCGAAGCCGACGGCGAAATCTCCGGACAGCCGACCTCCGATCTTGAGTACCATTTTGCGTGCAACGCCAAATCCTGGAAGTACGTGCCTACAGAGAAGTTTAGGTACGGATCTGACCTTATCAGGGCAATGCAGGAACTTGTCGGAGCCGATGTGGATGGCTCAGCCGGTCCGGGCTTCATAACCGCTCTGGAGCGCTTCCTCAAAGCCAGAGGGCTCTACGATGGTGAAATAGAGGCCGATGTCAACAAAAAGCCGGCGCTGGGCCCCAAGGTGGTCAAAGGCTGGCAGACGTACGTCAATATGCAGCTTAAAGAGCGCGGAATTAAGGTATAAGCGGCGCTTTTCGTAGTTTCAGCCGTTTATATATCTCCTTTCCCCCGGGGCTTTTGCTCCGGGGCTTTTTTATTTGCCCGTCATTTGCAGGAAGTGTAGCGCGCCGGACAGTGCTGCGGATGCCCGCCAGAGCCCGCCAGAGACGCTGTGCTGCGTTTTTACGGCTCAGTCGATAAATTATACAGCCACACGCTTTGAGGCGCTGAAATCGGCGATTTTTATTTGCTGCACCGAGCGAGGCCGCAAGGTCCGGCACGGAGAGAAACTTGCACAAATGAGCACAAGTTTGAACAAAAATTGTGCACAAATTGTGCACTTTTAGTCTAAATTGTGCACGAAAGAACGCGAAAGACCTCGAAAGACCAAGAAAGAACAGCAAAGACCGCAAACCCGAAAACCCTTGAAAAATCAATAAAAAACCCGCAATCCGTTAAAATTGCAGGCTTTTTGTTTTGGTGGAGCATAGGGGATTCGAACCCCTATAAAATCCGGTATTTTCAACGCTTTACGGGCTTGTGTGCACACAAATTGTGCACTTTTGTGCAAAAATAGTCGTCGATAGCTGCGTCTACCTTCAGGCGCTCTGCGCTCATGGTGTGCTGGTACACCGTTTTCATGGTGTGCGGCGTGGACCATCCTCCGCGCTCCATCGCGTACTTCTCCGGCACGTTCAGTGCGAGCATGACCGAGGCGTTGAGGTGGCGGAGCTGGTGGAAGGTCATCCCCGGCAGCAGCTTCAGCAGATGCCTGCGGACCGTGTACTCCGGGAGCGGGCAGAGATAGTCGTCGAAGATCCTGCCGGCTTCGTAGTCATTAAAAGCCGTGCTGCGTCGGATCAGATCCATAATGTAGCCCGGGCAGGTGAGGACCCGGTTCCTGGTAGCGACCTTGGCCCGCTGCTTCTCTACCGGATGCCCGTCAACGTCCACCACGACCTGGTCGATGTAGATGCAGCCATGCCGGATGCTGCTGTACTTCAGGCCGCGCACTTCGGACATGGACAGCGACAGCCAGAGGGCCAGCATGCACTGAAGCTCAATGTCTGAACCGCGCACGGCATTAATGACGAACTCCACCTCCGGCAGCTCGAGGAACTTCGGGCCCGGCTCTGGCAGCTTCACAGTGAACACCCTGCCGTGGAAAGCCCTCAGAGAGGCGCTGACAAGCCCGTAGGCGTTTTTTATGGACTTGGCTGATATATTATGCCCCCGGCGGCTTTTGCGTCTCATTTCGGCGTTTACGGCCTTCTGGAGCGTCTCGTTGTCCAGGTCGTCCACGAAAAGGTCCATTAATTCCGTGAACATAGTCCGGCGGATCTTCCGGTAGCCGGCCAAGGTAGTCGGGGACAACGTCTCCGATGACTCAATGTACCTGTCTATGCACTCGCCAAGCGTCTCCTGGTGCTTCGGTGCAGCCTCCGGCATCCCTGCGGTCCGTACCTTCGCAGCCTGATCCATGCACTCCCGCTTCGTGGCAGCAGTCACGGACACCCGGACAGCCTTGCCGTCCCGGTAGCCAAGAAAGACCTGAGTGTGCCACTTGCCGGATTTCGTTTTTGTATACTTCATTTGCCTACCTCCTTCAGGTATGCCAAGTATCGCGCAGCTTGGGCGATCTGGTCCGGCGTTGCGTCCTTGGCGGTCTCTATGAGAACCTGCATACCATTGTAGTTTATAAGCATGTCGGGCGAAGCATCTCTCTCAACCAGGGCAGCTCTGGAGCATCCGAACAGTTCGCAGAGCTTGTCGACCTTAGACATGCGGGGCGTCGTCTTTCCGGCGCACCAGAGGGAGACAGCGGACTCGCTGACCCCGATGGCAGCTGCCACGTCCGCCTGTGTCATTCCCTTGCGCTCTATGAGCTTGTTAAGGTTTTCAGCGAAGATGCTGTTGATCTGTGTTTCTGTCATCGTTTCGTCCTCCTGTTAGTATTGTAAAGCCGCGATTAATAAAAATCAAGGAATACTTGAGAAAAATTAAATTTTCTTGTTGACTTGAGTTAAACTCAAGCGTATAATCCAAAGCGTAGGGAGCACCTACAACATCACACCTGGACAAAAACGGAGGAGCAAAAATGTCGTACATAAGAGAATGGCGCAACGAAGAATGGGACACCACCGATAAAGCTCGGACTCAAGAAGAGCTTCAATACATGGCAAGAAAGATTATAAATAACGCATCCGAAATCGAGGACAAGCCGACGCAGGGACAATCTCACGACAATTTAAGCAGATGCCTGGTGTGCAAGTCGGACCTCAGGCCAAACACCGAGTACATAATACACATAGAGGGCTTCGAGGTTGAGGACATAGTCGAAATTATAAGATAATAGCAACAGAGCACCGGGCCCGGCGGTATATCCGGGGGAAAGGAGGCAGAATGGCAGCCATTTCACTGAAGGCAGCGCGCATTGACGCTGGCCTGACGCAGGCGGAGCTTGCGAGGCGCCTGAACGTTTCAGAGACTACGATCTGGAAGTGGGAGACCGGGAAATCGGAACCTAAGCTGAGCCAGTTCAAGGTTATCTGCGACATTTGCGGGCGTAGTATGTCTGAAATTTTTTTACCCGAGAATTGAGTTAAACTCAAGGAGAAACACATGGAAAACAAACAAAAGATCTGCAACGGACTGTGCAGGCTGCTGCGGAGCACCACCGGCGGCAGCGACATAGTCAGCATCCAGTACGACCCGCTCAAGGAAACGGTGGAAGTACTGAAGGACAGCGGCTACCGGCAGGAGATCAACGTAGCGATGGACAGCGGCATGGCGCTGATCAAGGACGTCATGAAGCAGCTCCGGTACTAAGAGGTCCGGCATGGACATCATGACCATCAAGGACATCCAGAGAGAGCTCGGCGTAGGCCGGATCCTCGCAGAGCGTCTGGCAAGGGAGAGCGGAGCACTCCTGCCAAGGACCACAAAAGGCCGGTATTTGCTCCGGAGAAAACAGTTCGAGAAATTCATGGAAGGAGGAGCGCATGAAGAACGTTAGCAAAAAGTTTTTTGATGGCGCAAAGTGGTGGCAGGTCGTTCTGCTGTCCTGCATGATGGCTGCGCCGTTCATAGCGATCATGGCGAAGCTGTGAAGGTCTGGGTTGCTTATGACCGCAGCCGTGCGCACTTGCCGATAGCCGTCGCTGACACCCTGGCGGAGTTGGCAGCCATAACCGGCAGGACGGAGACGCACATCAAGACCGTCTGGTCCAAGTACAAGCACGGCATTGTGAAGAACACCTGCTTCGCGCAGGTCGAGATCGAGGAGGACACACCATGCTGATCACAATTATTGCAGACGACGACCACGCCATCACCGTCGTCAATCCCAAGGAGATCCGCATCGAGACGGACTGCATCACCTTTGAGGCATCCGTGGAAGATGGGCATCAGATATACACCTACAGAACCGAAAACAAGGAGGAAACGAAATGAACGAAAACAACATCGCAATTATCACGGCAGACGAGCACGAGAGACTCAGCTCAGACTCAGCGATACTCTGGAACATGGTCGGCACGATCATCGAGTCCGCATCGCTGAACTACAACGACAGCGCACTCATCTTCGACGATAAAACCGTAGCGGCGCTCATCAAGACGATAGACGCTAAGGGCTACAAGAACAAGTTCGAGGAGCTAAAAGCGAAGAAGGACAGCGAAACGGGCAACCCGCTGTAAATGCGTGAAAGGAGAAACACATGGCGATTCCTATTTTAATCTATGGCAAAAGCGGCGCAGGAAAGAGCCGCAGCCTGAAGAACTTCAAAGAGGACGAGGTCTACCTCGTCAACGTTATAGGCAAGCCGCTGCCGTTCCGTGGGGCGTTCAAGTACGTTACCAACAGCGACCAGCTCCCGACCATCATGCAGGGCCTTGCCAGCATGGAGAAAAAGGGCATCAAGACCGCAGTCGTGGACGACTTCGGCTACATCATGACCAACATGTTCATGCGCGGCCACGGGTCCGGCGATCAGTTCAAGCTCTACAACCAGATCGGGGACACCGTCTGGAACTTCATAAACTACATTCAGAGCCCGGCAGTCGCGCCGGATGCGATCGTGTACATGATAATGCACGAGGACACCAACGACGACGGCAGCAACAAGCTGCGCACGATCGGCAAGCTGCTGGACCAGAAGGTCTGCATTGAGGGCATGGTCACTGTCTGCTTACATGCAGTCTGCAAGGGCGACCGCTACGTGTTCGAGACTCAGTCCGGCGGCTTCGGCATTGCCAAGGCCCCGGAGGGGATGTTCCCGGAGGCGGAGATCCCGAACGACCTCAAAGCTGTGGACGATGCAGTCCGTAGCTACTACGGCTTAACAGACAAGCCGAAGAAGGAGGCCAAGTAAATGCCAAAATACAGAGATCTTGAAATGACGAACGCTGAGATAGTCCACCGCTACGGCATGGCCGGAGAGACCGACAACGACAAGAAGCAGCAGATCCGCGTCATTGCAGAACTGAACGCTTGTGAGCCGGCTGACATTGTGGCCGTGCTGGAGGAGGAAGGCGTAGAGCTGCCGGAGAAGGTCAGAAAGGTCCGCAAGGGAAGGTCCAGGGGCGTCGGCACGGACACACTCAACGACGCGCTCCAGGACGCGCTGGAAGCCCCGAAACCGGTAGTAAATACCACTGAACAGACCATGCCGGACCCCATGATGGTCGAGCAGCCAATGAACGCCATCACCATCAAGCTGGCAGCTCTGGACGCCATTGAGAAGATGCTCCCGCAGGGCGACTTCCCCGGCGCTGAGGCGCTGAACTTCACCATCAAGGTGCGCGCCATTCTGGACTTTGTCAAGGAGGTGACGGCATGAGGGTGCTGATTAAGAGCCCCGGCAGCGACTACCGGCAGATAGTGGTCCCGAACCAGCTCGAGGTCCTTCAGCAGCTCGTTGACGGCTACATCGAGACAGTCACGATCCACGGAGCCACCAAGGACATCGTGGTGATCTGTGACGAGGAGGGCAGGCTCAAGGGCAAGGAGCCGAACTGCACGATAGCAGGCGTCAGCTTCGTCGGATCCATTGTGGTCTGCGGAGTGGACGGCGAGGACTTCACGGACTGCCCGTACAGGCTGGAGTTTATGAGAAAAATCACACAGGAGGCATTATATGAGCATATTTGAGGATTATGGCTACGACAGAAAAACCACAAGACCGGGGCGTCCGCCGGTTAGGCATTGGGACGTTCGCATTACACTGAACAAGAGCGGACACGAGAACAGGTACGTCTGCCGCTTCGGCTTCCTTAACAAGGCGGCGGAGGTATTCGGCACAAAGCCGTTCATTGAGGTGACATCGGTCAAGAAGCTGCCGAAGAGGATCTACTTCAGGCTGCACGACGAAAAGGTCAAGAATGCGCACAAGCTCTGCACGAACTCAAACAGCACCTCGTCAAACCTCTACACCTCAATCACCCCGACAGAGGGAGAGGAGAAGATCTACCGCATGAGCTGGATCAATAACACGTATTCGCTGAAGTTCGACGAAGAGGCGGGCTTCTACTACATCGAGAACGAGACAGTATAGGAGGACCACATGAGACCATTAGGAAAGATTTATAAAGACGCAGAGGCGAGCACCGGCAACTATGAAAAGCTGCCAGCAGGTGGCTACGTCTGCAAAATCATAGCAGCAGAGGACTGTCCTGTTGGCTTTAACCGCAACGCACCGGAGAAGGGCGACTACACCAAGATAGTCTACGACATAGCCGAGGGACAGTACAAGGGTTACTACAGCGATGAGTGGGGGCAGAAGAACACCTTCGCGCACACCTATTATGCAAGCTATTCGGACAATAATCTCGGAAGGTACAAGGGCTTCCTCAAAGCTATAGACGAGAGCAACGGTACTACCTCCTTCGAGACAGCAGCCGAAAAAGGCTTCAATGAACAGCTGCTTGTTGGTAAGCTCATTGGCATCGTTATCGGCTACGAGGAATATGAGAACAACATGGGCGAGGTCAAAGAGAGCGCCAAGGCTTCCTATGTATGCAGCGTGGGACGCATCCTCAAAGGCGACTACAAGGTGCCCGAGCTGAAGAAGCTGAAGGAAACCACAGCGCCGTCTGGCATTCCGACAGGGTTCACACCCATGACGGATGCGGATGTTCCCTTCTAAGCTATGAAGATCCAAGAGGACAGCCGCAATAAAGCCGGCAAGCACGCTCTGAAGCATGAGCACTTCGAGGCGGCGGGCCATCAGATCTACAGGTCCAAGGTCATCGTAGGCGACTATT